CAAAAGATAAACAATTAGGTTATACCAAAAAGCCTAATACAAAAAGGGTGATAGATGGAAAAACCGATAATTAAAAAAATATCTGATCAAGCTAGTGAACATTATGCCAAGATTCTTGAAAATATTAAAGCTGCCGAAGAGTTTGATGAATTGTGTAAAACAAGTCCTGATATGGTTAAACAAATATTTTTAGATGGTATGAGAACAGATTTTTGGAGATTATTTAAAGGATTGCTTTATAGAACAAAGTATTCTATGGAGCAGAATCTACAAGCTAAGTCATGTAATACTTTAGATGATTTAGTTATGTTAGGAAAATTTAATACTATTTATAAACAAACAGATGAGATAGTGAATATGCCAGAAGCTATTGTCAAAACACTATTACATCGTAAAGAAAAGCCAATCGCCGGAGGGCGTTAATCTTAGGAGGAACAAATGGCTAAAAACAAAACGTCAGAGACTGATCAGACGTTAAATGATGAAGTCGAAGAAACAGAAGAAACTTCTGAGGAACAACCAAAAGAAACAGAGGAAGAAGTCGAAGAAGAAGAGGAAGTGGTTGAGGAAGAGCATGAAGAGAAAGTCCCTTATTCACGTTTTAAGGACGTGATTGAGGAACGAAATAATCTTCGTAGTCTAACTGAAACACTTACTCAAATTGCTTCACAAAATAAAAATCTAACTCCCCATGATAAAGGTTTTGAATGGCCTGAAGGTACTGATGTTGAAACTCGTAAAGCTATCGAAAGCTATTACGATAAAAAGACAGGTGCAGACAGGTCATCTACTGAACAGATTCTTGGTGGAGTATTAGATAAACTTGATGAAGTTAAGGCTTTTTCTAGCCGTCCTGACATTAAGAAACATCTTAATGCTGTAGAGACACTTAGGAAGGAATTTGCCAATAAAGGGGTCTATCTTACAAGAGAGGATGCGTTTGATATGTTAGTAGGACGTGGAACGATTAAATCTGATAAATCTGGAAAAACTATAAGCGTTAAGAAAACTAATGTTAAGGTTTCTACAGAAAAATCTGGGGTTCGTGGAGAATCTTCTGATACAACAAGTAATAAAAAGAAAGGCCTATCTAAAATGTCTGATGAGGAATTAACTAAACTCTCAGATAAAGATTTAGAGAAAGCTATGGAAAACGTAAGATTTTAAAAAACACATTAAGGAGTGTGAGTAAGTAATGTTTAATTGGTTAAAAAATGTGTGCCTGTCTCTTTTGATGCCTTCTATGTCTGGTAGTGCTGGTGAGACCACAAGTGCAGTATTAGGTAATTATACTGTTCAGTCTGGTTCTGATGCTATTCAGTATATTGCACAAAAGACACTTCGTATTGCACACAAGGTTCTTCGATTTTATGATTTAGCTGAAAAAGCCAAGTTGCCAAGTAGAGAATCTAAGACATTTCAGTATACTCGTTATGAGAGGTTGCCCCTTCCTATCGCTACTTTGATAGAAACGGTTTCGGGGACTCCTGCTACAATGGCTATTACGACTGTCGAAGCAACTGCTGAACAATGGGGTACTTTTGTAACTATCTCAGACGTGGCCGAATTAACTATCAAACATAGCCCATTTATGAAAGCAAATGAGCTATTAGGGAAAAACTCTGGTGAATTGGTTGAACGGGAATGTTTTAATGTTCTCGTAACTGGTACATCTATTTTCTTCCCTGGTACTATTACGGCTAGATCTTCAATAACTTCAACTGATGTTGTTGGGGTAGATACATGGAGAAGGATGGTTGCTGATATTCGCAATAAAGGTGCGGATGGTATGCAACGCAGTAAGGATGCGGAAGATAATGAATTGGGAGACGAATATATTGCTGTTCTTGACCCATTCATGGAATTTGATGTTAGTTCCGATCCAGACTTTATTGATTCTGTGAAATATGCTGCTGCGAAGCGACTTTGGAATGGAGAGATCGGTAAACTTGTAGGAACACGGTTTCTGCGATCTAATTCTCTGCCAACCCTGGTTAGCTCTGCTGCTCCAACACAGGCTACAAATGAGGGTGGTGGAAACATTCCTTTGCGATATGTACGGACAATTTGTGTAGGTTATGATACTACATTTAATTATCCTACATTGATCACACAAGCTGTAGAGAATGATTTGGGCGCTGCCGATACTGACGATTCAGTTAGCGTAACTACACCTAATAACTCTGCTTATCGGTGGAAGATTTTTACAAGTAATAGTGCGTCCGCTGGTGCTGCTACTGCTACGAAATATCGTCAAGCAGGTAGTGGGTTTTTAGCACAAAATGTTACTGTAGAAATCGGTGATACAGCTAATGCGAATGGTACTACTATCTTTGCACTTGTTACTTCTGGCGAATCTGCTGGCAGTATCTTGGCTGAAATGCAATCTTCTGCTAGCAAAGTCCACGTTGGATTTTTGTTTGGTAGGGAAGCCTATACTGTTGTTGATCTACAAAATCTAACTTCTACCTTAACCCCCCCTGGGGCATCTACAGGTGATGAGTTAGGTTTGAAGCGTAGTGTTGGTTACAAACTGATGTTTAAATGTGTAATCAATAACAACAATTTCTTTAGCCGTGTAGAGGCTGAATCTGCATTTGATTAATCTTAGCTGATGAAATGCTAATAGGCTAGGATTTGGGTGGAGTAGTACCAATTTATAAAATCTTTATAAGTGTTGGTGCGAGGATGATCACAAATAGCATGTGATGAGGGTTACTTTTGCTACACAAAAATAGAGGATAAAAATGTCCAAAAAATTATCAGATTTTGAAGAAAGTTTATTTGAACCAGAATCTATTGAATTAAAAGGAGTTATAATAAACGCTGGTGAAGTGAAAACTGGTTATATAAGCCCTTTAAAAAGACGGGGTAGACCAAAGGGTTCCAAGAATAAAGTAAAAGATAGTGCCGGAGTAGCTCCAAAGGCAGAGCAGTTGCCTTGTAAGCAAACGGTTGAAGGTTCAAATCCTTCCTCCGGCTCCATTGATTCTAAGATAGAAAAAATAGAAAAATCATTAGACTTATTAACTCAAATTGTTTCTGGATTAGTTGATACTAAAAAGAAAGAACAAGATGATGCTGCCAAACTTTTACTAGAGACTGCCAAATCTGTTCAAGATAAGATTGAAAATACAAATGAACCTAAAATAAATGTTAATGTTGATCCTGAAATTACTATAAATGGTGTACGATATTATGGTTTGGTTAATGTGCCAATTAGTTTAGCAAATAGATTAAAAGATATGATGAAATCTAGATCAGATATGAGAGCAATGGAACCTGTATTTGTTGATCATAGAACAGGACAACCATTAGCTATATTGAAAGGATAATATAATGTTTAATTTTTTTAAGAAAAAGCCTGTAGCCATTATTCAGGTTTCAAGACATACAGCACCAGAAGAATCTGCTTCAATAACAGTTAATGCTTATAAACTTGATCGTAATGACATTTATAAGGCTATACAAGAAGCAGGGGAAGCTATGAGACTCCGATTAATGGAAAATAATAAAATTGCTTTAGATTGTGCCAGAATAGATGAAGGTGAAGTTAGCAAAGAACGGGTACAAGATGTGCCTAATAAGCCAATAAGGAGAGTGAAGTAATTGGCAACTTTTATTAGAAAGCATAGATCAGGGCCAATTAGACAAGGCCCTGTAGTTGGAACAATACAATCCCAGATTAATTTTTCTGGTAACGGGGATAATATATTAGTTGCTGTTTCTTCTGGAAGGATTATTAGAGTACATAATCAACTATTTGGACAACAGGAATACCCAGTAATGATCCTGCTGGATATTTAGAGATTTTAGTTGGAGCAAACGCAAGATATATTCCATTTTGGGTATAAGGAGAATAAATGTATAATCAAGAATATGTAGATCAATTAATTTATTTAATTGGTTTAAAAGAAGTAAATTTACAAATGAAAATGGCTGATGTTCTTAAATTATCTCCAATAGCACAACAATATGTTTTAGAACAAAAAAATAACAAAGAAATAGAAGATATGGAACGTATGAAAAGATTTTTTAATCAATATATAGAGGAAGTGAAATAATGGCTGTAAGGATAGCCAAAACTAAGATTATTCAGATTGCTCAAGAGAATGTTGGTAGAGGCTCTGAATTAAATACTATTTGTGACGATAGGTTAAATCTTATTGTTAGTCAGTTATATGAAGTATATAAATGGCCGACTAATCGTAAATCTGGTTCAGTTACACTTTCTGATAAGACTTGGACAGTTCCTACTGACTATTTAAAAGCAAATTTTCTGATGGTACAAAATCCTAATTCTGATCCAATAACATTTTTTGAAGTACCGATAATAAATTATGATGATTATAAATTAGGGATTATTCCAAATAGCACTGGTAGACCACAAAGAGCCAGTGTGTTAAGAATAGTCGATACTACAGGTACTATTACATTAGCTGGTTATGTATATCCTAAACCAGATCAAAGTTATAATGCAACTTTAGAATATACAGCAATTCAAACTTATGATGTAGCTGATGGAGATGCACCTGCATTTTTAGATTTACAAAGTTTGGTTGATCTTTTGGCAAATCAGTTAAGAGGAATGGGTTATGGTACAGAATTAGGTACTCCATACGATCCTTTTCTATTAGAAAAAGTAGTTCGTAGGATGCGTAGTAATATGGAAGATGACGGAATTTATCCTAAGAGAGCCAGGTTGGATAGACGAATTTTTAGAACAGGCATATATCGTGGAAGATTTTGGGGGAATTTTAGATGATAGAAACTATATTTACATCAGGTATATTAATTGGCCTAATTACAGGTTCATACGCATATACTTACAATAGCAATAAAAATAAAGCTAGTAAAGAAGATATTAAAGATTTACGGGATAGAGTCAATATTCTCTATAATCATTTGCTTAATAAAAATATAGATGAAGAATTAGAAAAGACAAATGGGGATAAAGATTAATGGAGAGAGTAGTTAAATCACTTACAGGAGGTTTAAATCTTTTAGTTCATCCTACACAACTTAACGAAGATCAACTACAAGTTTTAGAGAATATGGAAGTTAGGCCAACTAATGTGGGGGACAATATTACTTATCTGGCCTTAACATCCAGATTCAGTTATAAAAGACTTAATGCTTCTGATCTTGGTCTTACTCCTGCTAATTTAATTGAATTTGTTCAACGAAATAGTGGTGTAGGAATAACTACTTTTACTGGTGCTGGACTTAATGACGGTACATTTTCTGGTACTTATACTGGCAGTACAGTTTTATCTACTTATGAAGTAGAAATAGATAGCTCTGTTGCATCACCAGATACTTTTAAATGGCGTAAAGATGCAGGATCGTATACAACAAACGTATCTATTACGGCAGGAGTAGCACAAACATTAGCAGAAGGAGTAAAAATCACATTTGCTGCTGGTGATGGACATACATTAGGGAATAAATGGATAGTTAATGTATCCCCATCTGGTACTAAATGGCTTGTAACTGGTGGATGGGATGGATCAGCTAATTTTGTAGTTAAAGCATTACGAGATGGTCAAACATCACCAATAACAGTTAAATCACAGGCTTCAAGCAATACGGCTATTTGTTCTTTTATGATTTTTAATAATCAACTTTATTATACTAATGGGGCCTTAGCCTGGCGTAAATGGAATGGATTAGATGATGTGGCTAGTACATATACTACTATTACCAAATATGCCATCCAACATAAAAATAAAGCTATTTATTTAAATGATGTAACAAATAATATTCCTAATCAAATATGGGTTAGTAACACAGGAACACCTGAAACTGTTTCTGCTAGTAATGGTTTTCTAATTGGTGATTATTCTGATGCTATTGTATTAGGTATTGATCAAAGAGAAAGAATAGTCATTGGTAAAGAAAAAAGTATGTGGTTATTTGCTTTAGCTCCGACTATCACAGATTCTACATTATTGAAAGGAGAACAATTTAAAGGCACAATCAGTCCGTTGGGGTCTATGTATGCTTCTGCTGGTACATTTATTTATGGAGATAGAACAGGTATGCAAACCTTATCTGGTCTCTATATGGAACCAGTAGTTTTACAACTTATAAATCAATTAAGAGGATTTAATAATTCCAAAGCTGCATTGTCATTTAAAGATGAGCAATTATTAATAAGCACATTATCTGATTCTGGACAAACTAGAAATAATAGAATATATTTAATTGATTTGATAGATGAAACTCAAAAAGTGTGGCAATATAATTTATCTATTGGTTGTTTTTGTCAAAATATCGGTAGTTTGACTTTTGGTAAACGACTAAAAGCTATGGAAGATGATGGAACCAATAGATATTTTATCGAGTTAGATGAAGTATCAAGTCCACAAGAAACTAATATTTCATGTGTTGCTCAAACTAAAGATTGGATGGATTTAGACAAAGAACGTATTCCAAGAGTACAAAAAGTAAAACATATTATTGTTGATTTTATAGCTCCTAATACTTCTAATGCTTTAACTCTTAAAATTTATGGAGATGGAAGTTTAAAAGAAACTTTACCATTTACACCTTCTTCTACAGGGTTTAATAGACATATGTTCAAACCACGTTTAGATTTAAGTCGTGGATACCGTATAAGTTATCGTTTTGAATATACACAACCTGGATCAGATGCAACCAGGTTCTCAATTTTAAATTATAGTGATGAGATTATAGTAGAAACGAGGGTAGAATAATGAAAGGTTATGATTTTTCCAGAAAAGGGGCCACGCCAGATAGAAAAGATAAACAATGGGATTGGATTAATGAAGAACTTGAAAGGATATGGGATGCTTTATATAACCATAGGTTTCAATATCCTAGTCAGTTTGGACAAGGGATCTTAGGATTAACTATACCACATCCAGAAAGTAAATCATTTGGATTAATTGTGTCTACATCTCCTCCCACCGGTGGTGGGGGCATGAATGGTTCTGGAATAATTGATGCTGTAACTGTAGTTGGTGGAGTTGCTACTAATCAAAGTCAAGCAGAAGGAATGTATGGAGCAGCACAAACAGCAACAACAGCAGGTTCAACTGTTGGATGGAGAGCAGGACAAGGAGGTGCTGGAACTGTTGCTAATCCTAATTTATTAAGATTTTCTCAAAATCCATATTTTTTAGCTATTATAAAAACAGGATCAACTTTAACTGGGTCGAGGGTTTTTTGTGGTTTTGCTAATAGAAATGCTGCTTATAATAATACTGCTTCTGGTCATGATGAATCAATAGGTAGTAATGTAGCAGAATCTTTATGGTTTGGATGGTCAGATGATGGAACCACTCCTTATTGGAGAGTACATCATTCTAAATCTGGTAGTACAGGATCATTTTTTATAAGTAAAGATAGAGATACAGGAACAGGAACAAATCATTTATCAACTGTAACTGCTAATACAATTTATATGTTAAGAATGTGGGTTTTATCCGATGCTTTTTTAAATGATGCTGATAA